AGCCGCCGTTGCCGTACGACTCAATCCGCCAATCATGTGAATGAGTCCAAAGCCATAAAATCCTAGTCCTGGCAGAAATTTGAAGTGGACAAAATATTGGATCTTATTTTTCTTTAGATCATCGGGCGCATAGTTCCTTCTGATAGAAAGAACTTTCCTATTACCTTCTTCAACAGTTACGATGTAAGGTAATTTTATTCCAGTCGGTTGTCCGTCTTCACCGACTTCTTCGAAACCTTCTAAGTCTAAATTAACATGACATTCTAATAAAGTATAAACTGGTTCATTCTTTCCAGTTTTCTTACTGCCTTCAAGATCACGTTCTTTTTTTGCAAGCTCATCATTTGTATCTGTGCCTGGTGGGCCTAACTCTACATCTCTGTAGAAACCATTGACTTGTTGTTTTCTTAATTCGTTTTCTGAAATTTTTACTTTATGAATAATCGCTTCCGCATCATCTAATGAGGTAGCTGTATACGGAACGATTAATTCATCTGCTGGAACAAACTTAGATACAGCTCGCCCCATATTTACATCATAGTAAACTTTTTTAAATGTAGAACCTGCAAGTGGTAAATGAAATAACATAGAATCAAACTCTGCTTCGTACTCTTTCATTTGATCCATAATTAAATAATTCATAAAATCTTTAACACGTGTTGCCTGTTGTTCCGTCATTGGATTTTTTAAACCAACAACTTGTGTTCTTACTGGTCCGTCACTTGGCAGTAATTCTTTGTAAGCCTGTGCTTGGAATTGTGTAACAGCTTCTGCCATTACAGGGTGAGTAGCACCTGATGCTCCTTGAAACGGTTCAGTTCTGTTTTCGTATTTAAATCCTAAAAGATCTAAACCTTGTATGTAAGATTGTTCCCATTCTTTTCTTGAACCTTTGTAATCCATGTAGTTTTGAGTCATCTCGTTGCCGATTGGTTCTAAAACTTCATCTGGTAAAAGATCTGCTAAATTATCAAAATGTGATTCCGTTCCAGGTACATTAATTGTGCCTGGTTCAAAGTCTAATGTTACGCCACCATCCTCTTCTGGTGTAACTTCAATTTTTGGATTTTCTTGTTCTTCTATTGCCTCCTGAACCGCAACGTCTTGTATTTCCTCTTCTGCAGGAATCTCAAGTTTTGTTTTTGTGTTCGGGAGCGATTTATCTATATCTGCCATTTAATACTCCTATCCTTTCTTAACACGTTTTAATAAGCCTGACAAGCCCTGTGAATCAGGGTTCATGGATGTTCTTTGTGGACCTTCGTCTATACCACCAGATAATCCTGCAACACCTCCGCCTGCAAAAGATAAGCTTTGTGGGGCACCAAATATTTTATCTCTAATGTTACCAAAAAAATTAGCTCTATCGGTTGCTCTTTGTAAATTTTTTTGTGTTTCTAATTCTTTAACTCTTTCCTCTCCAGCTGCTGCTTTTGCTTGTGCTTGTTCTAAAGTCATATCTGTTTTTGGTGCAGGGCCTTCGATAAAACCAAAACCCATGGGCATATCTAAATTTAAATCTTTTAATGCATCTTGTTTAACAACACTTCTTGCAGTTCTTTCTTCTGGTGTAAGTGCAAAAATTCTTTTTGTGCCACCAATTAAATCTGTACCAATTAGACCTTGTTCTAAAGATTCTAATACAGGTTTACCTTGTTCATAAGCTTTATACGTATCATAAATAACTATCGGCGAAGCAGCTATACCTAAAGTTTTAAAACCAGCTTTTAAATACTTTGCTCTTTTTATATCATCAGGTATGCTTCCAGCCATTTCTAATAAGTCATTAACTAAAGGTATCTTTGCTCTAAACTTTGGATTATTTTTTATTTTTTCTAACTCAGCTTTTCCAAAAGCTTTTCTTTCTGAAGCTGTCATATCTTTGTAAAATTTTTCTTCACCTTTTGCTCCAGCAAAAGTTTTAGATCTGTCTACACCTTTTAAATTAAATTTTCCGTCAGCACTAACCTCAAAATAGCCTAGTGTGCCTTTTAATTCTTTTGGTAATAGTTTTTCAAATTTTTTAGCTAAGTCAGCTGCTTCTTTGTTTTTAGCTAACAATAATTTTTTATAACCTTTTGGTTTTCTTGTAACTAAATCTTCTTGTTCTTGTGATATTTTTAAAATAGCTTTATCAAAACCCTCTGCAGCTCTATTAACAGATGCTTTTAACGGACCTGTATTTGCAGTAGAACTTAAAAAACTTTTTAGTTTTGGAGCAAAATGTGCAAAGTTTGTTAATCTATCTAAACTAATATAACCTTTTTGTGATCCTTTTATAAAATCTGTGTATTTTTTATTATATTCTAATCTTGAACTTGGTTTAGTAATAGGTTTACCTTCTCCAGGAATTTTCAAATCTGGAAATCTTTTTAATTCTTTTCTACCTACAATTTTTTTATCATAGTATTTTCCTTCACCTCTTAAATCTTTTCTTGTCAAAGGGTATTCTTTACCATCAATTATTTTAGGTGGAGCTTTATCTATTGCTTGTTGAACTTCTTCAAAAGTTCTCATGTTTTTTGTATATTGATTTACGCCAGTTGGATTAAAGTTACCGCCTCTTTTTAAACCTACTCGTGTATCATCGTCATCATACAGATCAATAGTAGCTAATAAATCTTTCATGCTACTCTCCTAGCATTCTTGCAATGCCGCCACTTGCTTTTTTAATTGACGGCGCTTGGTCTTTTATTTCTTCTATAATTTCATCTACCTTAATTCCATCTACAATGTCTGGATCATTAAATTCATCTTTGTAAATTCGTGATTGAAATTCTGTAAATTCTTCATAGTTATCTGCAGGTATACCTTTTGTTGTTTCGTCAGCCATAGAGGAACCTGGTGTGTATTCCATAGTTTGAACATCAGTAATCATGTCATCACTTTCTTTACCAATTTTTTTAATTTGCATTTCACCTGTGCTAATATCTTCTGATAACAGAAACTCTGACTTACCATCTTTGCCTTTCATAGAGTATTCTTTTATTCTCTCAGAAGGACCATCAGACATTCTTCCTAACGTTTTAATTTTAGCAACTAGATCAAAAAAATACGATGGTGCCTGTCCAGCTACTTCTGCAGCTTTTTCTACTGCTGGTGCAGCAGTCTTTGCACCTTTAAAAAATTTACCAACAAAAGGTATAGTCGCAAGACCTCCCATAATTTTCATAAACTTTCTTCTGCCTGGTTGATCAGGTCCATCTTTGTAACCAATACGTCCACCCATAGCTTTGATCTCTCTACCACCCATGATACCTTTAGATGTATCAATCACGTTGCCTTCCATATCGACAACTTTATTTAGGTCTCTGATTTTTTTTACGGCTTCTTGTTGAATTTTTATTTTTTCTAACGCCTCTGGCTGACGTTTCATAACTTTTACAAAGCCTTTAGTCAGCTGTGCAATAGCTTGTGCAATAGTCATTCCTGCTTTTATAGCCATTAGTAATAATTCCTTTTACGTTGCTCGACTTTTTCGTCGATATAATCTTCAGGGTGTCCGATCAGACCGCCCTGTCTGAATCGCATGATTGCTTGTGTTGTTGAGTCCACAAGATCGTCATGATCACCATAAGGAAACGCAGCGCATTCTTCAATGACTTCATCTGCGAATTTCTGCTCAGGCGCGTATATCATACCAGATTCAAACAAAGGTGCAACAGCATTTACACGAGCATGCTTGTCGTTTCCTTTTGACGGACTAAAATTTACTACCGGTATATCCATCTTTCTTAACTCGTATGTCAGTGGCAGACCAGATGCTTTCGCCTCAACGATGACTGTTTCAGGTTTCCAATACTCATACTGTTCAAGGGCCTTACGCCGTAGTTCTGGAAACTCGTACCGACCTTTGACTGCATCTAACAATATCAAACTGGCTGGACTATCTTCATTAGGATAAAATATACCCCATGTAGTAATAGCAGAGTAATCTGCTGTCTCTTTTTTTAAAAATGCTGTATCATAAGATTGTATGACATGATGTAGTTGTGGTATGTCATCACCAGTATATTTCATCCACCATTCACGTTTTAATATAGCTCCTTCTTCTGCTGTAGGATTCTGCATCCACTGTGCATTCCATTTACCCGTGGGCAGTGTTGCTTGCACCTTTTCTAATTCGTCTAACTTCCAATACTCAGGCCATACAGGCTTTGCGTTCTTTGATCCGTGGTCCATGATCGCTGGAAATTCGACCACGTGCCACTGATCAGCTTTAGGCTCACTTTGATTCTTGACCAACATACCTGTTAAATCTTTTGTCGTCCAACGAGTCATAACTAAAACTATTTTACCACCAGGTTGTAAACGCTGCCTCGGACCTGATGTATACCACTCGTAAGCAGACTCCATTGCTGTAGGAGATAATGCGTCTTGTTCTGAATGTGGATCGTCAATGATTAGTAAATCTGCACCACGTCCAGTGATCGCACCACCAACACCAGCTGCGAAGTATTCACCACCATCAGATGTTTCCCACCTCCCTGCTGCTTTAGAATCTTCTTGTAATCTTGTTTTAAAAATTTTGTGATAATCTTCTGAGTCAATTAAATTTTTTGCTTTACGACCAAATCTGATTGCGAGTTCTGCCGTGTGTGTTGCTTGAATGATCTTGAGTTTTGGATCACGGCCCACCATCCATGCTGGCAGCAAGTATGATGCAAATTCAGATTTTGTATGCCTAGGAGGCATATTAATGATCAATCGGTTTATTTCACCCGAAGCCAATTTATTAAATTTATCTGCAATGTGTCTGTGATGGGACCCCTCTACAAAGTCGGGCCACACACATTTGACAAAAGACAAGAAGTCATTCTTAGCTTTATTCTGTATCTTTTTTTCAGCAAGCAGAAGTTGCATCTGCTTGAAGGTCTTACGAACATCTGCAGGTAATTTTTCGATATTTACCTTATTCAAGTCCATGGTACCAATATGTT